AATCGTTTTGGTTTAAATTCTGGTAAACTATTTAAAATTATTGGTATTGAATCAGATTATTCAAAAAACCGCGCAACGCTAACGCTCTGGGGATAGCATGGCAAATACTATTATCAGTTATCAAAATAGAATTGACGCGGCAACGTTTGGCGCATACGGGTCATGGTCAGCTACGTTACCGCTCGACAACATCAAAACACGTCAATTATCTAAAGTAGCAAGATCAACAAATAATGCTAATGCAAGCACGCGTCTACGATTTTCAACAGACATTGCACGCATTATCTCAACCGTCGGCATCATTGCTCATAACTTAACATCGTCAGCAAAGTGGCGTTATCGTGTTTATTCAGATAGTGGATACACAACACTCGTTTATGACAGCGGGCAAGTGGATGTATGGCCTCAATCGCCTTACGGCACTTACGAGTGGGAAGACGTGCATTTTTGGGATTTGACACCAACAGACGAAGAAATTAATTTTTACACAAAAACATTGATTTTATCTATTCCTGTTGTTGTTTCTGAGCAATATTATCAAATTGAATTTTTTGAGTCTGTATCAACTTACGTTGAGTTTGGGCGTATTTTTATCGGCACTAAATATCAACCAGTTTTAAATATGAACTTAGGCGCGTCAATTGGTTATGAATCATCCACCGTTGTGGATACAGCCATGAGTGGTGCAGAATTTTTTGATAGACGTGAAAGTTATCGAGTTGCACAGTTTACGCTTGACCATTTAACCTATGCCGAATCAATTTTAAATAATGACATTATGAAAATCAGTGGAACAGACGCTGAGATTTTATATATTTGGGACGATGCAGACGCGCTAAATTTACAAAGACGGGCATTTTTAGGGCGTTTACGCGCATTGTCGCCAATATCTCAACCGTATAACACGCGGTATCAAACAACGTATGAAATCAAGGAATTATTATGAGTAGTGTAACTTTTAGTACAACCGTAGGTGGCGATGGGTCAACAGTAACAGATGATGATGATGCAACAACCGGGTTAAGAAATGGCGGTTGGCGTACACGGTTTGTACCGGCATTGACACAAGAAGTTGCTGTTGCTGCAAACGCTGTAGCCAGTGCAACAGCGGCATTATCTTCAAAAAACGCAGCATCAACATCAGCTACTAACGCAGCAACATCTGCATCTAACGCATCTACCTCAGCTACTAATGCAGCAAGTAGTGCAACAGCGGCAGCGGCTAGTTATGATTCATTTGATGATCGATATTTAGGCGCAAAAACTTCTGATCCAACGGTTGATAATGACGGAAACGCATTGCTAACTGGCGCATTATATTGGAACAGCGCAACGGGCGTATTTAAAGTGTGGTCAGGTAGTGCATGGATAACTAATATCACATCAAATCAGTTTGGTACAAACGTCGCCACATTTCTTGCGACGCCTTCTAGTGCAAACCTCGCTGCTGCATTAACAGACGAAACGGGCACAGGTGCAAATGTATTTGCAACCTCGCCAACGCTTGTAACCCCTGTCCTTGGAGTGGCCACAGGCACAAGTTTTCAAGGCATCATCGGCAACGTCACACCGGCAGCAGGCACGTTCACCACGCTAACAAGCACAGGCAACGCAGCCCTAGGTGATGCAGAAGCCACAGACACGCACGCAATCAAAGGTGCCACCACCCTCCTAGCCAACAGCGCATCAGCGGCTTTGACAGTCACGCAGACCGGCGCGGGGAATGCTTTTGTGGTGGAGGATTCGACATCTCCTGACAGTACGCCGTTTGTAATTACGGCTGATGGGCTTGCGGTTGGCGGGCATACAACAAGCGTGCCTGTTACATTAGGTACGTCTCCGCGATTCCAGACCCAAGAAACTGATCTTATAGCCACAAACGACATACTTTCGTGGGGAAATAACACAAACCCGCCGAGCCTGAAACTTGCAAAGGCAAAAAGCGGAGTAATCGGCACCTATACGGCACCTGCCAATGGCGACCCCAACGGGCGCATTCGGTTTTATGCGGCAGACGGTGCGGCGTTTATTGAAAATGCACGGATAGAGGCCGCAGTAGACGGCACCCCCGGCACCAACGACATGCCCGGACGCTTGGTGTTCAGCACCACGGCTGACGGTGCGGCTAGCCCGACTGAGCGCATGCGTATTGATAGTGCTGGGAGTTTGGGGATTGGTACAGCTTCACCTAACGCATCCGCCATTCTTGATGTGCAGTCAACAACAAAAGGCGTGAGAATGCCTAACATGACAACCACACAGAAAAACGCGATATCTTCTCCAGCGGCAGGGTTGATGGTTTTTGATACCACATTAAGTAAACTTTGCGTGTACTCTGGTGCGGCATGGCAAACAATCACTTCAGTTTAATTAATAGGAAATACTCATGACAACAACATACACATACGAACCAACTAACTTGCAACGCGACCAAAACGGTATTGTGAACCAAGTGCAATTTACTATCACAGCATCAAACGGCACAGACAGCGTAACGGTTAACTCTATTACGGGGTTTACCTGCACCTAAAAGTACAGTGATTGATTACGATAAACTATCAAAAGCAGATGTTATTGCATGGATTAAAAATCTAGTGGGTACACAGTCTGAAGCGTTAGCAGATTCGGAATTAGCGGCTCATATTGAAAATAAACAAATCGTACTCTCTAACGGCACGCCATGGAGCAACTAATATGATTACTTGGAATTTATCTGAAGAATCAGCAAATGCAATATTAGGTATGTTAGGTCAACTCCCAACTTCGTCGGGTGCATACCCACTGCTTGTTGATTTAAAACAGCAAACTGATAGTCAAACTGAAGAAAAAAAAGAGGATTAGTTATGCCTGACGAAGCCTGCCGCCTTGCTAAAGTAGAGCAACGAATTGAAAACCTCGAAGAAATATTTGAAGATCGGGGTAAGAAGCTCGACGCCATAATTGCCACTCTTGAAGAAATGAAGAACGAGCAAACACGCTATAAAGGGTTTATTGGCGGCATCGTCTTCACCATTGGCGCATTGTTTTCGTTTATTGCTTGGTGGACAAGTAAATAATGGAATTTTTACAGTTTGCAACGGATGTAGGTTTCCCCATTGCCGCTGCTTGCGTGGGAATGTACTTTGTATTTCTGACCATCAAATTCCTGCTTGATAGCGTACTTGAAAAGATTAAAAGCCTTATCGGTATCATCAAGCAACTTGATAAGCGTGTCACAGCTATGTCGGAGGATATTGTAAAAATAGACGTACTCATGACAGAAACACTTGATATGCCAATTGAAAAAGAGAAGGTGGCGCGTTTTAATAACCCGCAAGAAAAGAGAATTGACTAATGGATGTTGACGCATTAGCTAAATATATCAACCAGTATGGATTCCCTATTATTGCATCAAGTAGCATGGGGTATATCGTCTATTTTGTGTGGATATGGGTAACGACAATTGTTAAGCCAATCCTTACTGAAACAACAGACGCGCTGATTGAGCTTATAGACCAAATACGCCTGCTTGATAACGACATGATACGCTTAACACAAAAATTAATTACGGTACTTTCTATGAGATCGAGAAAATGAAAACAGGCGAACGCGGTTTAAAATTAATTAAAGAATTTGAAGGTTGCAAGCTCAAAGCGTACCAATGCCCAGCGGGTGTTTGGACTATTGGCATTGGCTCAACACATTATGGTGATGGCACACCAGTTACTAAAAATAGAACGTTGCCTAATGAAGGCGCGGCAATGGCGTTACTGGCTGCAACAATTGGGCAATACGAAAAAGCGGTTAATGCAACAGGCGTTGAATTAACACAAAATGAATATGATGCACTTGTTTGCTTATGCTACAACATTGGCGCAGGTAACTTTTTTAAATCAACACTTGTTAAAATGTTAAAAGCCGGTGACGACAAGGCAGAAATAGCAAAACAGTTTTTGCGTTGGGATAAAGCAGGTGGAAAACCGCTTGCTGGATTAACGCGCAGGCGCAATGCTGAAGCGGAATTGTTTTTAACGCCATAATAAAAAAGCCGCTTATTCAGCGGCTTTATTTTTAATCATCCATTTTTGATAGGCTTGTTCAGGTGTTGAACCAGTGCAAACTATGGTTGTTTGCGTATAGCATAACCAAATTCTGCCTATCTTTTTAAGTCGTGGTTTCATGCACTGCGTTCACTTATAAACACTGGTTGCATGGGGTTATCTGCAAACCATTTTAATTTTATCAAATAATCGCGCATGGCTTGATAACGCAAGCCGCCTGATGGTTTACCACTTTTAAATTCATACATTACACGCCCTCTTTTTCTTTTAACTTGTCAAAATACCACTGCGCCTTTTTTAAATCCTCAGCACCGTTTTTTTGCTTATAACGCCACTGATATTTTAATATGTTCCCGCGTAAAAATCCGATAAATTCTTCTTTTGTTAGCATTGATTCGATTGCATCGATACATTCAACAGAACCGTTAGTATAGTGGCTTGGTGAATTTACTGGGTCGCTTGTTTTAATCTGTGCGCCTGCATTAACTCGTTCTTTCTGCTTGTTTAAATGTTTAATAACATTATCCAATCGCACTGGCGAACATTCAACAAATGGCATCAATTCTTCATAGCTTGTCAATGTGTACAAATACGCATTGTCTATTCTATCAGCAGATTTATGCACAA